CCCGCCGTAAATGCGGGAGGCGGAGGCGGTGTCTCCTTGGACTCAAAGGCTGTGGGATTCTTCTCCTGAATGCCAGTGATCCACTCTTTCGCGCCCTGAAACATGCCATCTTCGCCCAGTTTAAAGCCTTGCTTATCGAACTCCGCGCGGACGCCTGCGGCCGCGACGTCGCTTGTGAACTTGTAGCCGGAGAAGAACCGCTCGGCAGCGAAAGAAAGTTCTTTCTGCTCCATCTGGCTCTTGAGATTGGCCGTCTCCTGCTCATATTTCTGCTTCCATTCGTCCGCCGATTTCTGGATTCCCTCCAGGTCCATGGCTTTAAATCCCTCAATGGCTTTATTGGCGTCGCCGAGCTGGGCCGATATACCTTTCAGCTCCTCCACCTTGGCGTCATATTTTGCTTTCGCAACGTATTCGCCGGTGGAGAGGTCTGCCACATTCAGCTTCGCCTCGGTCATCTTCTGCGCAAGCTGCTCATAGGTGAGCGCCTCCGCCTGTCCGTCTGCCGTCGTCCCAAACAGTTTCTTTAAAAATTCCATCGTCTTTCCTTTCTCCTGCTGGTTTAATTTAAAC